GCCGAACCAACATACTTTGAATCTGTTGCATCTTTTGTTGTAAAATCAGAAAACAATTGTTTATGGAAATATGGGGTGTTTAATATGTTAGTATTATTGTTATTAACTAAAAATCCTCTTGAAAATATATTATTAGTATAACCCGTAAACGTACTACTAAACTTAACCCAAAACTTAGGGTCTATTTGTCCCGATATTAAACCTTCTTTGGTATTAACCTCTAAAAATCCGTTTGTTAAAAGTTCATTTTTACTAAATAATGTTACGTTTTTACCGTTAGCGTCTTTTAAGTAACTTATATAGGTAGGTGAATTAAATGGGAATATATTGGTTCTATGTCCGTCTGGTACATAGTTTAATAAGTTGTTATTAAGTTTTTCATATAATTTATCATCGGAAAGATTTTTTGTCGATGACAAATATTGTTCAATTTTAAATTGTGTATTATAAAATTCATTCAAATAAAACGTCGTTGGTATTTGGTCTTGATAATAAACAAAACTATTAAATGGTGCCAACTTTTTCATTTGAGACACTAAATCATTTTGAGATTTAACGTTATCTTTTAAGATGTTAATAATATTACTATCATTGACAATTGAATCTTTAATATTATCAAATTCAATTTTAGACAATTCTCTTACAGTGTCTAAATCAAATGAATCTAACATTGTAAAATTTAAAGCTCTTTCCCATATTTCATATAAGAAATTTGCTTGATTTTTATCTTGGTATGGTGTGATATCAATTACTGTTTTAACAACATCAATTGGTCTTGTGGTATTTAAGTCGGCGGATGTTTCAAAATTATACGTTATCTTATCGAATCCACCTTCTTTATTGGTTAATGGGTCAATTCTATTTGTGGTAACACCTATATAATTCTCGATAAAATCAACTTCAGGCCATATTCTGGCATCATTTGATTTTAATTTACCAACGTAATTTTGGTCACCCGGATAAACAATAACATTTTCTTTACCTTTAACCGTACCCTTTATTTCGGGCCAAGGATATATTGAGTTTCCAAGTGTTTCTTTAGAATAGTTGGTTCCTATTAATTTTTTTCTTGTTTCACCTTGGTCAAACGCACGTTTATGTACGTCCTTCATTAATCTAATTAAAACCTCAGCATTAGCCAAAATTATTGCAAAAATATTTCGTATGGTTGGTTCAAAACCAAAACCACCGTCTTTTCTTCTTACAATCTCATTCATTTTTCTTTCAACTTCTTCTTCGAGTTTAATTCTTTGTTCCTCAAAGTTTTTTTGAACCTCATAAATTTGATTTAGTAATTCGTCAATTGCAACTAAGTTTTTCCCATCAGGTGCTTTAATGACATATGAGCTAATTTTGTCATCAATATTATCAATACTCAATCTATATCTATCAAAAACAGACATAGTATTATTTAATAAATTTTCTGTGAATATTTTGTTCTTAGGTATTTCTCCTAAAAAACCCGGTACCCTACTCGCGTAAACTCTTAATAATTTTGCTAAAGTCCCATCTTTAAATTCATCATTTAACCACGAATCACTTGTCTTGTCTTTTTCATTTAAATAATAATAGTTAACACTACTATTTGAAAATTCGTTTACCGGATTTTGGTCTAACCTTTTTTTAGCCCAACCCTTAACCTCGGTTTCAAACTTTTTTAAAGACTCATCCAATTCTTTTATACCAACAAATAACCTCATATCAACCACTTGGTCAAATATTTCTCTTTCTAAAATAACATCTAAGGTTTCTGCAATTGTTAAAATTTCTCTAAGTGTTTTAACGGGAAAATCTTTTTTAATTAGACCTTTTTGTTTGTACTCACCATATACAGATTTTAACATATCATAACCTCTAGTTGATTTAACTACGGTTTGTAAAACTTTTCCACTTCCGTCGGTTTGAACATCGGTACTATTTTCATTAGGAAAAAGGTACGGAGCATTTAAAATACCTTGTAATGGTATGTCACTAAGATACGCATATGTTGAACCAACAAATGTTGTTGATACCTCAAAATTACCATTTGATTCATTAAACTTAGTACTGAATTTAACAAGGTGTAATCTATATTTTATAGCCTTACCATAAAAACCTTTTACTGTTAAATAGAATATTGGCCAAGGTATATGAAAAAATGCTTTGTATGGAGAATTTTCGGGTGAGTCAAACAATGTCTTACCTCTAACATCAACAAAATTAATTTGTACCTGAGGTATTGCATTGTATCCTTTTACATTTATTGAAATCGAATCAATTCCAAAAGATTGTCCTGAATCATCCGATTGAAAAAAATCATCGGGTATATGTGGGGTTGCTTCATTTAGTCTAACTTCACTATATGATTCAGTCCAAGAGGTATCAAAATCTTTACCATTTTGATTACCCATTATATTCAATGTACCCTTTGCAATGTTAGTTAATGTATTGGAGTCGTTGTCTGATGAAAGTATACTTCTAGGAACCAAGTCGGCCTCTAAATTGACATACATCACAAGTTTTTCTTGTTCTAATCCTCTATCTAAAATCTCACCCTTACCATTAATTACGGTATTGGGGTCGATGTATATTAGATTATTCTGATCAACCTTAACGTATATTTCTTCACTATTTGATAAATTATTGTTCCCCATAATATAGATTATATAATTCTACACCTCTTTTGTAATCTTGTAAAGAGCTAATTAAAGGAAATGGTATTCTTATAAAGAAATTGTCAGGTATTTCAAATTCTAAACCACCAGCTTGTGGGTTTGCTAACATAATTAACCACCCAAATGTTGGGGTTTCGTAATATTCCTGAGAAATCTTATCCAATCTATCTTTACCTTTTTTATATTGAACGTACTTATCCGACCCCTTAATCGGTATTTCAATACCTGGGACTATTCGGTGATTACCGTCCTCAATGAAAAATTGATATCTATCAAAATAGTTCTTACTCATTTCTTATTTCTTATAATAGTTTAGATTTTCTGTAACATTAGTATTATTTATTGCAAAAATCTGTTTAATTTCTGGTGTTGTTGTGGTAACCGTTTCGGTTCCAATATTGTAAACAATTGGGTTACCGTTTTTACGTTTAGGTTTTTTACCGTAACGTAAATTATATGTTTTTGGGTCCTTTAAAAATTTACTTATATGGTTATCAATCTGATCGTATAACTCATCACTATATTGTGTATAATCTCTTATATATTTCATTATTTGAGTTTTGTCCTCCGTATTTAAGGAATTCATTGTAAATTCATTTTTCATTTCGTCACTTAACCCATTAGGTACATCAATATCTTTATTTAATTTATCGTCCATAGTTGACACGTTATTTTTGATATAGTTGATACAATCACTATATTCATTATAAAAATTTGAATTATTAAATGACGTTAAATTAACGGATGATGAAACACCGTTTTCTAATTTAACATCGTAACCGTTTTTAGTTATAAAATTTAATTTATCTAATGTTTTAATGATATTATCCCTAATTTCCTCAAAATCTTTTATTAAGTTTAAAGATGACATATTTTCTACTTTGGCAATCAATGCAACTCCGATTCCATTAGCAAGTGCCATTGAAAGGTCTTCAACTTGATCATTTGGAACCAATTCGTTTAATTTAAATAAAGTACCTATACTTTCATTCGTGGTGTTTATATTAACATATTGACGTAATTCTTCACTTAAATCATTATAATCTTTATTTGCTTTAAAAATTCCAAATAATGTTAAATTTTCAACATCACTATTATTAGTATTAACCACATAATTTTTAATATCCCTATACTTGTTATTCAACATATAGTTAGTGAAATGTGGACCATAATTTGTTAAAAGTGTACTAAATAACGTTTCATATGTGTCTAAATAATCAATACTATATTTGTGAAGGTCATCAATTAATGTACTATAATTCAGTGCAGTTTGACCTGAGAATTCACCAAAATATTGACCTTCAACATATTCTAAATTTAATTTATCTTTAATATTCTTTTTTTGTGTATTAGCATCATTTAAACTTTGTAAAAACGACTTTGTAAAATCTTCAGCTTTTTGTCCACCAATAGTTGTGGTGGTCGATTCCGACCTCTCATCGTACATTTCAGTATTTGCATAGAAATTAGATGATAATGCATTTTGTAATCTTTGGATTGGTTTTTCTAAACCTTGTCCACCTATAAAATTAACTTGTAAGGAAACATTCGCAATCATTGGTTGTACACCAATACCTTCAGGATTTAAATCCCAAGTCGTATCTTCAAATGTTATATTTAAATCTCTGAATATAACTTTAGAATGGTAAAAATCACCAACTCTTAATACACAAATTGGTGGTGGTCCGAATGAAGTGTTTCTTGCATTTAAATCGGAATCGTCAGATAAACCTTTAACAGGTATTGTATTACCAGGTCTCAAACATTGTTGTAAGAAAGTTAAACGTGAGTTTAATCCTTCAGGTGTCATTGAGTGGAAACCTGGATGAAAATATTTTAACTTTTCTTTTAATGAACCAAATACCAACGGTGATGTTTCCTCCAACATTTTAAAATAATATTCTTCGGATAATGTTTTCATTATTATCCTTTTCATAACATCTATTGGTGGTTTACCATTACCTAAATTTAAGTTATTTAATTGGGTTAATTGAATATTAGTATCTACAGGGTCTCCTGTTTTATTTTTTCTTTTATACTCTAAAGAAACTGTGGATTGTCTACATCCATATGATATGGGTGAAAATAAATTTAAATCGTTGTTAAGTCTTGAAAAAATAACTTTACTACAATCAACACCATTTACCGCAACTTTTTCACCATAATTGGTGGTTCTAAAATATATTCTACCAGTTCCTTTAAAACCCAATTCACTTAATGAATAATCAATATCAATATTATCAACTTGTGTACCGGGTGCGTTTTTTGTAATTTCAGTAAATTTCCATTTATCTGTTTTTAAAGATGCACCAATTCCTGTTAGTACACTTTTCACAACCGAATGTGACCTTCTTATTGATAATATATAGTTTTCATTTTCCGGTGAATTACCTGATGATGTTGATCCAATTAATACAACTATATCTTTATCAACTAAATCTTTTTCTAAATCTTCCCTTAGTTTAGTTAATGTTGTCTTAAAATTATCAACGTCAGTTTGAAAATCGGTGTATAATTTTTCTAAATCATTCACTACTTTATCGGCAGATGATGTGGGTACAACTTCTTCCGTATTAAATAAAATTTTTCTATCCAAAACATCGGGTAAATCTGTACTTGTTGCTATGGAATTTACTACAGTTGATAATTTAACGATATTTGCATTTTTTCTACCTATACTTAATACGTTGTCTTGTATGTTTATAAAATCATTTGTTGCATTATAATCAACTTTACCTACACCTAATTGTGGTTCTGGTTCATTTTGTGCATAATAAAATTTAGCATTAAAGGTTACATTATCGTTATTATTTATTGGTGCACCGTTTGGATTTAACGTTACGGGGGAACTTACTGTTCCTCTATATCTATTGATTTGATTTGTGTCACCATTACTATTCAAATAACTTTGTATCATTTGAACATCTTCCGAATCTAAATTAGTATATGTTCTTATTAAACTATAAAAATCTATGTCTTTTGCTCCGGCAAAGAATGAGTTTAAATATATGTCAACATCTTCATCTGACATATTTTTAAAATGTTCTCTAACCATTAAGTTCAAAATACTCGGATGGTCAACTACAATTTTAAACGATAACTGTCCACTTCTTTCTGTATTTTGATATGTATAAATTGGTTCGGGTCTACCTAAAAAAGAATTCTTATCCCAGTTTGCGGTATTTTGTTCTGACACTTTTAAGTCATATGGTGGGAACCACATAACTCTACCTCCATTGTTACCTCTTTCACTATATGGTAAATCGGAAACTGTAAAACCTGAAATTGTTGATGATTTCCAAGCCAAGTTTTCAATTGATAACATATATTTTTTTGCATAAAATCCTTTACCTCCGTCAGATTTAATGTTAGTGGATTTACCAAAACCCTTACTACCGTCTGACATCGGCGCAATATTCAAATTCCAAGTGTTATCTAAAACACTACCGTCGAATCTTCTAACGTTTGTTCTTCTATACGGAGTTGTAGTTCCACTATAAAATGGTCTATCTACAGTTTCCTTATATAATGGTGCGGTGTTACCATATGTCAAGTATGGTCTATCCTTAGTCCACACTCTTGCATATTCTATACCAATATCTCTCCCTGAATTATCTACATAACGTACGGCGGAACCTCTTGATATTAATGTGTCACCTTCTTTAAAATATTTACTTGTTTGGTCTAACACTCGACCAATATGTGTTAATGAATCTCCTCCGTTTTGTGGTTTTGAATCTAATATTTGTTGTGTAGTTTCTAAAATAGAATCTTTTCTAAAATTGTACTTTGTGGATAAACTATCACCAATTGTTTTAATGTCATTTACCTCACCTCTACTCTTACTAATCCAAGTTAATTGACCACCTATTGGTCCTCTTTCATTTAAACCCCTATTAGTGTGAAATAACTCCGCAGAAATCGGGTCAAACATTAAAGTCAAGTAGTAACTACTCTTAACCTTACGACCACTAAAAAGGTCTGTCGTTGCCTGTTTAACATCATTTGCTCTATCATCACCAATATAAGCGGTTCCTGTTGTTTCGGTTCCTAATAACGTTCTTACACCTTGACCAATTAAACTTGGTATTTGAAACAATCTTGTCGATTGTTGTGACCTTGCTGTTGTTGAGTAATTGGGCGCGTATTTTGAATAGGATAAAAGGTCAAAAAGTCTATTTTTTGACGATGAACCCATATGTTCAATTAATAAATCGGATGGTTTTTGTGATGGTAAATTTCTTCTATCAATTCCAACTAACGAACCTAAAACACCTGTTAAGTCTTGCCAAGCCTTTGTTGCTGATGAAACATCGGTTGGTCTTAAATTAACGGGATTACGTGGGTTGGATAAATAATCACCCGGTATAATACTAAAAGGTAATTGAGTACCCGCAACAGTTCCTAAAAAATCAATACCTTTACCTACAATGGTTCTTGATACTGTGATTTTATTGTTACCCTCAATTAAAGGTTCTTTACCTCTAATTATATTAATTAATGTTGTCGTGTTACCTTTTAATGCATCAAGTATTCTAAATTTAGATGTAGTAGCATTTGTTAAATTTTGTTGTATTCTTGCTAAAACAGGTCCTTGAGTATTTGTTTTAATGTTTTTTGCGGCAAATTTAAAAAGTTCGGATTCCGTATCGTAACTATTGGTTGTCATAATACCAATTAATCCGTCGTTTGTTTGTGTAAAATATGGATATAAGGATAAATTTGCTCTTCTTGGTAAATCAACTAACGTATCCTTAATCATATATTCATTTGGTTTGAATATATTTGATTTTTTTATATTAACTAAATCATCTTTTCTATTTGCATCAACATTAGGTAAATTAAGATTTTGACTATCTCCTAATTGTCGTACCGAATACGTACTACTTGTAAAGGTTTTTGGTGAAGGACTTTTTCCATATACGGGGTCCAATGTTCTAGATAACATTTTATCCCTAAACTCCTTTGTAGTATTAAAATCTAAGTATTTCGGCATTATATTCTTTTATCTATAAATAGGTAATTTTAAAAAAACTAAGCCGCATAATCCTTAGTTAAATAAGACCCCTGTAATTCCGCGGTGGGTTGTCCACCATAACCAAATGGGAATGTGACATCAATTTTACTTTTAAGTATTGTATTTGTATTAAAACTAGTTTCTTCTTTTGGTCTAGTTTTTAATTCTTGTTTTTCCCTTTCTTGATTATACTTTTTAACCTTCTCTTCTTCTATTATTTTATTAAATTGATTTTTAACACTTTGCATAGTTTCATTCGTCAATGTTGAAGCACCTACTAAATCTGCAAAATTTCTAACGTCAGTAGTTAAACTTTTAAAATAATTTGCAATTTCAGATTCATTGGAAGAATTTAATGATGCACTTTTTGCGGCATCAGTTGCCATATTCATTAAATCCTTCATTTGAGTTTGATTTAATTCATTTGCATAAGTTCTAGCTTGTGTCCCTAAAGCTCTAAATTGTCTATTAGCCAACGATTGAACGTTATTATCTAAATTTTTAACTAAACTAAATTGTTCTCTTGCAATTTGTTCAGAATCCATTTTCTCTAATTCTTTTCTATTTGAGGTTAATAAATCTATTTGTGTTTGTGTTAAATCACTTACTGCGGTTTCAATTGGTATACCTATTTTATCTGCAACATCTTTTGGTACAGAAAGTACCATTCTACCATCTTTCATTTGTGAAAGGTTAGAGATAAACTCTTGGTCTTTTTCATTTAAATTAAACCCTTTACCCGCCAAATCTTGAACTACTGAGAGTCTTTCTTGTACCGCAATTGCACCTTTAGCAAACTCTTTATATTCAATACCCATTTGAGCGGCCATTTCTTTGGCTCTTCTTAAATTAACACCTGTAATTTCAAATCTACCTTGTTCTTGATTATACGTCGCTAAACCACCAGCAGCTCCAATTAATGCATCTTGTAAACCTTCCGCATTGTTGGTTGCCATATACATTAATTTCATTGGGTCATTAAAATCACCAATAGCACCACCTAAAACTTGTAAATTTGCGGTTAATTCAATTGCACCATCGGGATTCATTACTTTATCAGCAATTTTATACACCTCACCTAAATTCATTCTAAATTCAAGTGATTTTTGAACCATTCTATTTAAACCTTCAATCCCATTTTTAAACCCATATTCATTTATTTTACTTAAATCACCCTTTAATAATTCAGTGGTTTTTTTAGTATTTAAACCTAAACTTAATGAAGATCTTCCCGCTTTTTCAACTGCTGATATGGAATCCGCGGCACCTAAACCTATTTTTTCCATTTCACCAATTAATCTACCAACATCACTTAAACTTCCAACAAACGCCCTTGCAACACTATAAGTTTTTTCTGCAGTGTCAACCGACATAAAATTAGCACGACCGGTTGTTTCCGCAATAGCAGTAAACATATCGGAAACGTTTTTCATACCAAACCCAAATTTAAGGGCTCCGGTTGTGGTCTCAGTTATTGTATTTCGAACTTGTTCGGATAATCCTCTGGTAATACCTAAGGTTTCATTAATATCGGTTCTTAACTGTTCTTCGTTTTTAATTTGTTGTAATATATCACCACCAAACGCCTTAATTAAATCGGTCGTTTTTAACCCACTTTTTAAAAAATTGATGTAATCATCCGCATTAATCTTATCTTGTTGACCTAGTTCACTAATTTTTGAATCTGATATTTGTGCTTTAAATGTTGATTTAATTGCTTCAACAAAGTTGTTCTTAAAATCTAAACTATCACGTTGTTTAGTCCCAGAACCTGCGGCAACCGCAGCATTGTAAGCGACACCTGCATTAGCTGCTTGTTCAACAGTGGCTCCGTTTGTTACTAAATAATTTTGAAGACCTGTAAAATCTTTCGATGCTGCGTATCTATTGACCGCCGTTGTTACTTGTGATGATGTTAATGCCATACATATAAATAGAACTAATCTCCATTTTCCGATTCGATAATGTAATTTATATAATATCTTCTTATATAAACCGGCATATTAAGGATTTCAGTATAATTGAAACCTTTTCTTACTAAAAAATAAATCTCATTTAACAGATTTTTACTATAGTCCGTAGAAAGGGCGAAAAAATTCTACCCCGAATCCAATTTGAACTTGGATTGTGTCTCCTGACGGGGTTGTTACGTTTTGGGTCAAGTCCAACCCAGGCTTATTTTCGTTCACAAATTTTCTAAAGTCTTGTGAATCTTTAATCGGCATTTTTTCAATAAAATTTCTAATCTGCATTGGGTCTTTTACTCCACCCACAGATTTAATCATAAACTCAAGTTGTTTTGTGATAATCGGTGCAACACCATTACCATTCCAACTATCTCGTATTTTTGTAATTTCTTCCTCTTGTTTTTGTGTTAAAAATTTAAATGTAACTTCAGACCCACTTTTTTCTAAAAAATATTTATATTCACCGTTTGGGTCTTCTTCTAATGTAAAATCTTTTATTTTTATTGAACTTAAATCAATTATAAAATTAAAGGGTTCATCTGTTTTTGGGTCAGTAGTTTTAAATTCATATTCAGTACCAAATGCGGTATTTCTAAGGAATATTAAAATTGCCTCTTTATCTTCTTGAACAATATCTTCAACATTTAAATCTTTATCAATTACCTTTCTTTTAAGTAATTCAGTAATTACACCGTTTGTTGCAACCAAACTTGGTGATGATAATATATTTTCGTCAGATGCTGTTAGATAAGCAACTTTGACTGATTTCTTTTTGTTTGCGTAATGAATACCTCTACTTGGTAATTCAATTACATCGTATGCGATTGTTGGGTCTATTCTTAAATCTTCCATAAGTATAATTTATACTATAACTACCTCAAAGTAAAGTTTTTAAAATAAAAAAACCGATAATCTTTTGAACTATCGGCTTTATATGAAAAAAAAATTAATATTAGTAAATCAATACACATCTATCCATTCTCAAAGAACAGTCGATGTTAGCCAAATCATCTCTTGAATAATCAAGTTCACCGAAGTTTAAGTCAGTAATGAAACATCCTTCCAATAACCATTTTTCAACTACAACACCTGTCGGGTCTAATAGTTCTAAATCGATATCTTTTTTATAACCGGCAGCATAACCCATACGACCTGTTACTGATTCTGCGTGTAAACGGAACCATTCCATTAACGCTTGAGCTGCAGATGGTCCGATTGGGTCTCTGAACTTTACTTTCATTTCATTCCATTCAAATCTACCCGCAACATAAGTTGAAGTGTTCAAAAAAGGAATTGCTACTGAATTTATCTTTGCACTTGGTCTAGAAGCGGAGGATACATACCATTCGTTGATACCTAAAGAAGAGTGGAATCTAACGATGAATCGGTTGACTCTTTTTGGTTCGTACGGAGTCGGCATTTTCATTAATAAATCGGCCATATTGTGTTTGTTAAAATTTTTAAGTTATTTTTACTTTCTTATAAATATATCCAAATGGGAAATAAATTTATTTTGGATTAATTATTAGAAATAGTTGTTTTTATCGTTTATTTTTCGTAGTTTTTTACAGTCACCCAGTATAACCAGTTCCAGTATATCTTTCTACTTAATTATATATCAATAATAAATACTAGTATAACTAGTTCTAGTATACTGGAGATAATATAATAATATAATTTTTATAAAATACCGTTCCACGTAGAACATAACAAAAAAGGGAAGCTTTTCGGCCTCCCTTTCTTATTTTTATATCCTCCTTTTAGATTAGATATTTTCAAATGAAGCTCCTGTTGGAGTAATGATGAATTCTAAGTCAATAAATTCAAGAGAACGAGTTGGTTTGATATAAATCTTACCTCTTAATGTGTTAGCATCGATGTCCTCTGGATCATTTGATACTGTTACACGGAACTCATATAGACCTCTTTCTTTTTTAATTGAATCCAAGATAGGGTTTACCAATCTCAAGAATTCGTTTCTTACTTGATCATCGTTTTGTTCAAACAATAATCTTACAGAAACTGCCGAAATTAACTTTCTTGCTCTTAATAACAATCTTCTTACGTTGATTCTATCTAAAGCTGATTCTCTAACTTGTAACGTTTTATTACCCCAAATAATTGTACCTGTATCAGAGAATGTTGCAATTGGGTTAATTCTGTTCTTGTATAATTCATCTCTTTCATCAAGAGTTAATTTTTTAGTTGCTTTAATTGCATTTACCAAACCTCTTGAGTAACCCGCAACTGCGAACCAAGGATAAGATACATTATCTGTCAACGCAATGTTCTTAACAACCTCACCTGTTGGTGGAATGTATAATTGAGTTGAGTTGTCGGTATCTCTTACTTGAATCCAAGGCCAATATGTTGCTGAGTAGTTAGAGTCGATAGCCGCATCATCCAAATATCCAACCACATCAGCTGCTGCTGTTGCTCCTGTAATATTAGGTGAGTTCATAATGTATAATGAATCTGCTCTTTCGTTCTCAACCATATCAATTGCTTGATTTACCAATGAACTGTGGTCAAAGAAGTTAATACCTGGAGTTGCAAATATGTTAATATCAATAGCTTCAGGGTTAGCAAATGTATTAATACCTTGTAAATAAGCGTAGTAATCAGAGTTTCCTACTGAAGTACTGAATACACCATTATTTACAGTATTACCACTTATGTATCTTGTTTTACCAAATACAAAATCGTCAATGTTTGTTCTTACTTGTCTATAGATATCCCAACCATCGTGACCACCATATACTGCAAATGTAAATTTACGGAAAGTAAGTGCGGTTAATTTATTATCAACTCCTGTTTGACCTTCAAAATCGTAAGGTGTTGTTTTATATTTAAAACCACTTGGTGTTGCACCTGTAATAGTTGCAGCATTTGATGATAAGTGGAAACCGTAAGTTTCATCAGTACCTAATGTACCTTTGAATTTCAATAAATCACTATCAAAACCAACTTGAGATGAAAGACCTAATGTTACCTTTTTAATCTTATCACCCGATTCTATTGATGGAGTACCGTCCGCCGCATATTTTACAACGTCACCTGCATCTATGTAGTCTGTCTTATATAATACACTACCTAATGTTGAATTACCACCAAAGTCCATATTAGTTGCAAATCCTTTAAAACCAGCAGGTATTGAGTCTGTTGGGTGATTATCAACCATTGTTAACATAATAACTTTTGAACGTAATTCATATTCACCGTCTGATGTACCAATTTTTCTACCAATATATCCTACTGAATTTGGGTCCATCGAACATCTTGAATATTTCTCAAGAATAACTTGATTATCATCAGTGTCGTTAAAATCACGAACCAATAAATCAAATTCCATTGTGTCTAAATTAATGTTTTGAACAGTAATCTTTACTTGGAAGTTTGCAGCCTCACCATCAGAAATGGTAATAACTTGGAATAAATCAGCAACTTCACCACCACGAACTTCAGAAACCACCATAGGTGAGATTGTAGTATCCCAAGAACCTAAGTAGTTGTTACCTTCTAATTCGTAAGATGGAACCATTGATATACCTCTAATTAAACCTCTTTCAAATGTTGATTTAACTAAATTTGAATAAGACTCGTTAACATACACAGGGAAATTACCATATTCTTTATCAAATACATCAGTTCCTAAAACTTTAGAAATATGTTTTGTTGAAGTTTGGTCAAAAGTACAAGTAAATTCTTTAGAACCACCTGTTGCTCCTGTTACATTAATTGTAAATTCACCCAATGGATTGAATTTCATATTACTAACCTCAGTTAATGTGAAACTTGTATTACCTGTAACCTCAAGATTTAATGTTTGTCCAACATAACGACCTCTTGATCTTAACGATGCAACTACTACTCCATCATAATCTGTGTTATGTTCAGCATCATAATCATATCTTGTTACATCAAAAGAAGAACCTTTCCACTCAAATAAATAAGAATAAACACCATCAACAGTTGTTTCGTCACTTGGGTTAGCTAATGTATATAATACGTTGTACCATTCTTTTGTGTTACCGTTAGATGCGTTTAATTTACCTGTTAATGGTGAAACAACCTCTTTACTTGCTGTTAATCCGTTTATGTCAGAAATTTCTGCATTAGGTACTTTACCTAAAACAAACCATTTTCCATTATCACTTGATGAATAACCACTGAAAGTTTTAACAATATATTCTGTTATTGTTGAACCATCAAAAGCTGGTTTTATTGACAAGTGGTCGTATAATTCTGTGATATCATTAATACCAACACTTGTTGGAGTTACCCCTGTGAAATTACCCGCACCTTGATATTCTTGTAAATTTACACCACCGATTGTTTTGATACCGAATGATTTGTAAGGTTTATATCCTGTCAAACCAAGAACTCTTGTTACGAATAATTGATTAGACTCTTGTAAATATGATTTTGCCACATATCCTAATTCATATTTTGGGTTACCATTTACGTCCTTAGCTGGAGAAGTTGGTCCAAAATAATTTTTAAATTCATCGAAATTACTGATTAAAATAGGTTCAAAGGCAGGCCCTTTTAAGGTCTCACCCACTAAACCCAACGTTGTAACCCCGACACTTTGTGCTACGAATGTTAGATCCTTCTCTGATGTATAGACACCGGGAGAAACGAAAACTTTGTTTGAATTTGCCATCGATTG